CCGAACCGCCAATCTTAATAACTGTGGTTGCGATGCCAGCAGTCGGGGCAGCCTCATCATCGGTGCTGATGCCCCCAATAAACCCCACATCATTTGTCCCGTCTTGGATGTCAAGAATCGTGCCACCCGAAGTGGCGATGAACTGGAACTGTGTCCCAGAATTGTTATAGAGCATATAGTAGTCGTTGGAGTTCCCGAACCTGTGTTGGTTGTCATCCTCGCAGTTTAGATGACCCTGTAAAGTACCGCCCAACATAAAGGTGCAGGATTTATTTAGGTTGATTCCACCGGCAGGAGTTATCGTTAGGGAACCAGTAGAGGTAGATATGAGGGATGCCTGATTAAATTTCAGCCCTCCATCAGCCTCCATGCGTAACTTTTCGGTGAGGCTAGCACCGCCGCCAGCCATCGTGCTGAAAACAAACGCCACGCCTATGTCACCAGCCGCAGGAGACCCGTCCTCCACCTCGGCACTGAACGTTGCTGCGGATGTGGCAAAATCAACACCATCGGCAGGGAGAAAATTCAGCCTACCAATCAAATCATTGTCTGCAACAATCGTGTTCCCTGCAACATCAGCATGGCGGCTCTTCACAAACTGCAACTCAGCAGGAGTCGTATCAGCGGAGAAAGCCCCAATAATAGCACTAGAATCTACCGCAGCACTTCCCAGGATTTGCAGTTCGGCCAGGGTGTTTGCAGTAATCTGGGCGGTATGCCCTATGACCAACCCCGTGCCGTTTGAGATATGAACGTCGGCTTCAAACGTCTGTGTTTCATCCCATGTATGGGAGGAGTCTATAATCGCCCCGGGTGTAAGGTAATAATTAACCATATTGCCTCCTTATGTACTCTCCACTACACCCGTGGAGAAGTACCCGTTCAGTGCCGCACAGTTCACCAGGAGGTTGGCCGTACCTGCGTCGGTAAGAGCCTCGACGCCCCCAACCCCATTACTCCCAAACCCGTGATTGATTCTTCCCGCTGTAGCGACGCCCGTAGACACCTCCGCATAGGCGGTGCTCTCGTTGATTCCTAGCATGTGATCCAGGGTTACGGTGGAATCCATAACGTGACTCCATGTCCACCGAGTCCAGTACATGGCAGTGTCCCTCCACTTGAACGTAGAAGCAATCGGCTCCGACCCCGTGGTGAATATCTTCCCCAGGCTGGCAGACACCCACGCCGCAGGCACCGTCCATGTTACCGATCCGTCCTGGTCGAGAGAGACTGAGCTCGATGTACCATCAGAATCCGAGATGTCTGTCCAACCTCCACCACCCCAGTAGTATACAGTCAGAGCCGTAGACCCAGTTGAGTTCGTAGCATCCACATCAATGTTTACCCCACGGAACGGGATGGCCGACCCGACGTAGAGATAATTCCCAACGGCGAAGTCACTTAGGTCAACACTTGTTGCCGTTGACCCGTCCTGGGCAATGGCAGAGTAATCCAGGGGCTTGGTCTTGAGACCGTCGGAGGAGTCAGCCTTGAGAATCACGAGGTAGGGGCATAACGCATACCTTGCCACAACTGCCGTGGAGAAGTTACGGGGAATGATGGCCACATGCTCAGTGCCGCGTATGAACGGCGTGAATGCAGGCGTGGTGCTCAGGGCGACCCCCTTGGACGCCCCGGCCAGCCGAGTATGACCCAGATTGGCGGCGAGTACCTCTGTTGGCATTGTTACCTCCTTGGTCTATCCATCCCATCCAGACCTCTTGTTAGGGAGGAGGATTTGTTTATTAAACGTGCTTAATCAGGGACTACAGCGGTTGCAACAGCGCCAATGGCGGTATAGGCATTAGCCTCCCACCCTATGGTGTTGTTGATCTTTGTGACCGATACGATCTGTGTATCGGTGCAGAGGTATTCCTTGGTCCCATCACAGTCCTCACTGTTGATCTCTTCTGCGCTTCCCGCAGGGGTACGCAACTCGAAGTTGCCTCCCGCGTTGCACAAAATAGTAATCTCATGACCTTCAGGAACGCTCACTAAATGTGGGAGCGTGATGAAGTCATTCGCATCATTGGTCACTGCCAAAACAGAGACCTGCTTTACACTGCGCCCTATGCTACGGCTCCTTGTGTCCGCAGACGTAGCACTGGGCTTCACGACATGGGTGGGAGACGGGTTGCGTCCTGCCATTAGTCCATTCTCCTTCTACTTTTTGCGATTAATCTTTCTATATGCGACGGTGCGTACCGCAGTACATCCCAGTGTTTTGCACTCTGACCCCACACTCTTATCATACCTATGGGCATGACGAGAGATACCATTGGGGGCATCTGGCTCTAGTGTTATCGTCTTGGTAGGCGCATACCCACCAATCATAGCCCTCAGCAATGCCTGGTTGCTTCTGAGGGTCTCTCTTTGTAGCTCCCTATCCTCGTCCCTGATCCGCTCCTCCCGCTCTCTCCTCAGTGCCGTATAAGCCCTCTTGTGCGACTTCTGCAAATGGGCCTCCAAGGCGTCCTGATGAGGGATATGCACCCTCTTGCACAACTTGAACCCAAGGCCATCAATGCGGTGGTAATCCGGGGAAGCAGGGTTCAGAGGGCAGCATAGGTCTTGACCATAATTGGGCGCAATATTGGGGTTGGCAAAGGTGTACATCTTGGTGCCGTCTTCATGCGTCATCTGGGCCACCTGCCACCGGAACCAGTGGGGACACTCGTTATAGCCCCCCGTCTTGGTATCCCAGTACGGCAGGTATCCCTTGTACCTGAGAGACGTTACTCGTGACGCAGCCGGGGATGACTCCGAGGGGGTGCTGATGATCTTCCCCTCCTTCAGAAAACTACCTGGGAGCTCTACAACAGCCGGCTCCACTGCTATCGCCTCCCTCCATGCCTCTTCTGCCTCTGCGGTTGCTACTGTCTCTGGGGTTGTCATATCGAACTCCTAACAAGTTGACCAGTAAGGCCAAAGCTGGACTGCTTCTTTCTACGACGCTTCTTTTCCTCTGCCATAGTATGAAATGCTGTTTGTAAATCAGAGGGCTCAGTCTCCCTGTACAGGGGCTTTGCCCGTAGTTCATCAGCTATCTCTTGTAGCTCGGCCACAGTGTGCCAAACCGTACCTCTGCCATTCTCGACCTGCCCACCAGGGATCAGAAGCTGATCCGCCTTGAATCTACCAGAGGGACCCATGTATACATATGCTGTGACCAACTGGTCACTCCGAACAACCCTTAGTATCTGGAAGCGGCTCTTGGATTTACCGCTCCGTGATGGTAGGTTCAACTCAGCCAGCACATAGCATGGCTCGTCGGCTACTACCGCCCTCGTTACCGTGTCCAGGGCAGAGGCCATCCCAAAGTGGACGACCTCTGCCCCAGGCTTTTCTGCTACGCTAACCATCTATCCTTATGCGGGTGCCGTTGCATCCCCTATGATCTCGCGAGTCCAGTTGGCGAGACGCAGCCCATAGGCGAACTCGTCTGTCATAAACAGGCTATCGCCGCCTCCTGCGATATGAGGCTCACGCTTGGACTCAGTCCTGATCGTCATGCCCTCTACCAGCACCCATGCTGACTTGGAGAACACGAAGTTCTTGGCATCGTCAGAGCTATCAATGGATATGTTGCCGTCTTCATATATGGATACATTGGCAATGGGTAGGGTGAAGGCAGACTTGAACACAGTCGCCGTCGCCCCATCTGGCACTGGGTATGTCCCCACACCAGCCACGAGCTCATCGTAGAAGTCCTTTATGCAGAACCCGTGGAACACTCCCGCTATGGGGAGAGGCCCTGGTTCTGTAGCATTGGACGTGATAATGTACCGCGCCGAGGCCACATCGCCCGTCTGCACAGGAGTACCCGCAGCGCCCATCGCAGTGGAGGCGTCAGCCGCGGTAAGCCCGTCCTCATCCTTCTTCCTCATCATCGCCTCACCGGGCATCTTCCCCATCTGGGCCAGCACCTTGTTGTTGATGTTGCGCTTACTCTTGTCAGAGATAAACGTCTGAATCTGAATCATCTCCGGCGTTATGGTGATGGCAGAGTCGTCATACTGCTGGGGGTTATCCAGCACCGTGTTCTCTGTCACCGCTTGCGCCGAGAGGTTAGCGAGGAGGATCTCCCTCCATGTGGTGCCCGTGTTGGCATCCAACTCCACCCGGTCAACCAACTGGGGCATCACCCCGTCATATTGTCTCCGTGACCTGGCAGAAGCCTGAATAACATCAATGCTATCTGCGAGGGAACCAGTAGTTGTATTTCCAGTAGCCAAGGTCTTATCTCCTTATCTTAGCGTGGACTATGCAGTCCAGTCTCTATTTGTCTCGATGAGAACGTAGTCCACATCCATCGTCTCAATGGCGTTACCCTTCGCTTCAACCATGAGCAGTACAGCAAGGTCTGTGCTTGTTGATACAGCGCCTGTTACAGTCTGCTTCAAGTCTCCATCTATATACCATCGGGCTGTTCCATTGCTATCAACTTCTAGCCTGAGAACCTGAAAGTCAGTTCCTGCGACATCATCGAGGTCTACATCAGTTGAGGTGGTGGAAGCTGTTGCTGACCCACCCTTGTAAACTCCGTGCCAGTCCGTAGCATCTGTTAGGTCTGCCGACATCATGAATCCACATAAGTCTGATGATGTTAGCGTTATTGCTGTACCTGACCCAACCATTTGTTCACCCTCAAGGATACCAACCCCGTTAGTCACTACATCTGTGAGCCCGAAGTATACTTGTTTGGTATCGGTATTCTCAAACCGGACACGAGCTTCAATCCCGATACCGCCATTCAATGCCATGTCAAAGCTGCTATTAGTAGTAAATCCCACAGAGTGTTCTGTTTCATCGGTAGTTGTCAACCGCACGACACCATTGAGACCATCAGCGTCAAGGCCAACAACACCTGAGTCATTCACCTCCAGGCCCTGCCCAACCACTCGAAGGCCACCTGGGGTAAAGTACGGAGCGGTTGCGGGTGCTGCTGTACTGGCTACGGGAACTTCAAATCCAATGAAGTCATCAAAAATTCTAATTCTACCAACGGATGATTGTGCCATTTCAATTCTCCTTAAACAAAGTTGTTACTGGAGGTCGTCGGGTTTCCCCGCTCCCTCCACACATTTGCTCTCGTTATTCTTGCTACACTAATCCCTGTCTCTTCATGGCGTCCTGGACATCCTTGCTCCAGGGAATCTCGCCTCGGCCATATGCGGTCACCTTGGCCGAATCGCTCCTGCCGGCACCTGGCCTCTGGCCTCGATTGGCGTTCAAGTCCATCTCAGCAGGGTTGGCCGTCTTTGCGCCGGGGCCACTGGCACGCGCTTTCGCAAGCTCCAGTGAGGTCTCGGCGTGGGCAACCCTCTCTCTAGCCTCTACATAGCGGCCCTTAGACCATAGTTCCTCAGCCTCTTTCCAGCGCCGTGTGAAGTTCTGCATGTCAACGCCAGACCGGTCAAGGTTGTTATTGAGGTCTCTGATCTCTGCATCATGTCTGGTGCTTATATCGTTGATCTCTTCAGAGAGGGCCTGGGCCTGCCCCGTATCTGTGATGTCACTCTCGATACGGTTGATGCCGTCCCTCACCGTCTCCTTGATGGTGTCCGTAGCTAGGTCGCCCCTGTCATACCTATCAACCAGGTCTACTATGAGGCCCTCCATACGGTCCATCCTCTGGTCTTTCTCTCTTGCCGACCTGCTCTGTATGTACTCGTCACGGCGGGACTTATTAACCCGGTCTAACTGCTGCCGCAGTTCTGTAACCTCAGACTCTAACCGGCTTGCCCTATCCTGTTCCTCCTCGGCCTGCGGCTCTCCTGCTCCGTCTTCGACGGGTAGGTCTGCCTGCGGCTCCGTAAGGATATCAGCATCAGGGATGCCTATGGTCTGCTCTGTCGCCATCCTGTCCTCCTTCCTGGCTCAAACCATCGGTTAGGCCAGAAAACAAAATACCCGAAGTAACAAAGGCACACAGGCCATAGGTACTTCGGGCACAAGGCCACAATATTAGCGTGATATTATCTATACACCATTGGGGTCATCTGTGTCAAGAACACTAAGCTGATGGCACTGTTCACACTTCAGTACAACCAGGCCCTTGTAGTGCTCGGCATACTTCTTGTTACATCCCGGGCAACGTAGCTCTCTCTTGTAAGACATCGGTACGTCCTCCGGCTTCGCGCTATACATTACGGGACACCTACTGGCTCAGGAGTCTTCTGTGCCGTCCTAGTGGCTAAGTACCCCCTTAGTGTATTCCTAAACTCTTCTCTTGTAGGCGTACTGCGAGGGCCTGGCTGCGCTGGCATTGCCGGCGTAGGTGTTGGGAGTACAGGAGTTGGCGCTGGTAGCGCAGGAGTGGGTTCCCGTGAAGCTGGAGCGGTTTCCGCGGGGCGAGCTTCCTCCAATAAACTAATAAGCCTGTCCACGGGATTGGGAGTGAGTCTACGCCCTGCTTTTTCTGCCGCGGCACGGTCCTCCTTACGCTCCCTAATTCCCCTGATGTCATCTGGGTCTATATTGTTCTCCCGTATCAAACTCAGCACCAACAGGACAGACCTACTAGAAGTCTGTAATGGATTTCCCTTAATACGCATCAGGCTGGTCACGTCCCCTATAATAAATAGCTTGGCATCCGTCATGGGAGTACGCTGCCTATATGTGGTACGGCTGACGGGATTATCCTTCGTGCCCAACTTATTCGGATCTGTGGGGATATCCCAATACTGACGTAACTCATTCCGCCACTCGCTACGCATTACCCAAGGCCCCTGGCGGTCATATAGTGATGTGCCTAACGATTGCGTGAAGGATTCTTCTGCTGTCTTTGCCAGAGTCGCCCCCGTACGCCATCCCTCCGACCATTTACCGATAGAAAGCGGAACCACACCCTCAAATTCATACATCACGCCCTGAAGGAGATTCATCGGGAACTCGCCCGTCCTTATCCTTCTATTCCTGAAATCCCTATTCTTTATCATATCATACTGAGTTCTAAACGCAGGGGTCATCTTACCGAGAGCCCAACGCGGCATGTTCCAAAATGGCACCATATAGTCCATATCCCGATTTACCCAGACTGGCTTCATGGCGTTTATCATAGAGCGGTAAGGGCCACCCAGGGGTATCTGTCTACCATCCATTAAATGGATGGACATGTCGTCCGTCGCACTGAGCCCCGCCTTCCAAACATCCTTGTCATTCTTCCATGCGTCCATCACAGCGGAAGTGATAGAAATAGTCTGAACCGTTGCGGCCATCATCATCATAGTGCGTAATGCCATCTTCTGTTTCGTGGTCAGGGTTTGTTTCAGCCCCACCTTTACAAGTGCCGTTGCTGCCTCAGCCATTAGTTCGGGAGGCCGGAATATGAAAGACGGCGATATGGTAAGAGACTGTATGAGTTTAGCCCGAGCCTGTGATTGCCCCAGTAAGGCATGGTCTATAAGGGGTATCACGCGGTGTACATTCTCGCTGGCTGCTATTATGGCCTCATTGCGGGGAATACCTGCCTTGACATAGTCTTGGACAAGGCCATCATACATAGCCTTACTGCGGTATGTTACCGCCGTGAACATCGCCTCGTTTGCCTTTGAAAATCCTGGGATACGCCTCAGGATACCTCCTGAGTATTCCGTAGCAGTCTGACCCATAGGTCGTCCTGAAACCGCAGCGAACTCAGCCCAAGTAGGATCTCCAGCTATCTTCTCAGCTAGACCTGCGGGAGTTAGGTCCCTAAGAAACTGTCCCCTCTCCGCAGCAGTCCGTGTCCCACGAAGCAACTGCCCAATAGTCCCAACTGGATCAGCTAGGAACCCCAACGGAAGATGGACACCTGTTATTGGAGATAGGTCTAAATTGAACTTGATGTTGCGTATTTCCCATGCTGCCGAGAGAACCGGGTTAGTGGACACTTCCAATAACTGGTCAAGACTATCGGCATCCTTCTTGGGGAAATACCGGAATATTCCTTTCTCAACCAGCACATTATCGCCTAAGCCAACTGACTTATATCTCTTCTGCAAATTATCGAGTAGGGGTGCTAATTTATCCAACTCAACAGCTAGGTCAATGCCCCTAGCCGTCGCTGTCTCTCTCCTCAACTTCAGAACTACCCCACGGCGTTCCAGTGCCGCCGCACGAAGCAAGAGCTCTCTGGTTTGCCCCGATAGATGGGACAGTTCAGGCCCGAACTCGTCCCCCAACTCGTCAATACGCTCCAGCATGGGTCGGGCTCTCTTCTGTGCCTGGGATACCTGGGTGCTGACTTGCTTTTCCTGCCTGGCAGCTATGGAACTCTCACGTTCTGCGGTATCAATGCGGGCGCGCAGATTCCGTATTTTAGTTGCTACACTTTCCTTATACTTTCGCAATTTAGGATGTAGAGCATCCTTGACCTCCACAAGTGTCTTGCCCCCAACGGACCTCTTTAACACCTCTTTTGATACCATGTGCCCCTTGGCTACATCCGAAGCCTCAAAGAGCCGTACCAGGTTGGTCTCCGGTTGGAAATCCGGAGTATACGCTTGACGGGCTATGGCATCCTCCCAGACCCTCGTCTTAGCTCGTCCTACCCGTGCCGCAGTCCAGGCATTACCCATGAGTTCTAATGCATCATCGGAGACATCAACATTGGGAACAAAAGCAGCGTTCTCTTTAATGGGGAAGCGTCCTATCTTAACTCCGTATTCCCGTGAAACCTTATCAAGGAACTCATCGCCGTAAGCCCTGACTGAGGCAACGGCGTCGAGTTGACTCTGGTTCAAAACATAGTGCTCAGGGTTAGGCAATACATCTATGGCTCTACCCACTAACGGAGACTTAGCTCGGTCAGAAGGGCCAATATACGATAGCTGGGCCTTCTCTCCTGTCTTGAACCCAGGCCCAAAGGCACTGTCCAGTTCCTGAAATACTTCATTACGACGACCAAAGGCTTCGGTGAGATACCTAGATTCCGACATGCTCTTAGCAACCCATCCCTCGTGCTGTGCCTTGGTTAGGTTTCTTGCAGGGACAAAGAAACGGTATAGGTGCCTAAGTCCAGGCAGGGCATCCAACGCCCTTGATATTGCACCCGGCTCTGCCTGGCGTATCTTTTCTCTTGCTAATGCAATGTCGCGTGTTATGCCTTCAGGCATAGCATCAATCTCTGGGGGGATAGGCAACGGGTCTCCCTCTACCGTTGTCGGCCCGCCATCTTCTCCTCCACCTCGTCGGCCACCTCCCGCTCCAGTGTCCCTACCTGTCCCTCCTGGCCCCGTAGGTGGGCCTTCTTCCACAACCACCCTTTCCCCACCTATCTCTATATCAGTTCTGCCTCTATAACCTGGAGTAGCCCTAAGCTGTTCAGCAAGTCTATCTGCCTCCGTCATAGCCGGCACGTCAGGGGCTGTGGGCGCTTCCTCAGCTACCCTAGCAGCAACCCCACCCGGCATGTCAGTGGCCGCTTGCGTTGCGGGGTCTGCTGTGGGGCGTGTGGGGGAGAATGCTAACGAGGGCTGTTCAGGAATGCGGTATCGGACAGGGCCGAATAGAGGTCGCTCAACCGCTTCCAACCCAAACTCTCTAACAAACCTTTCAGCATTGGGGCCTGTCACCTGAATAAGCATTTGCGAGTCTGGGTAGCCCCTCATAATGGGCGATATTAGAGGGCGATCCATACCATACACATCACTAAGGACAGGATCAATCTGTTCTGCAATGAAGCGACGAGCTTCATTTGCATTCTCGTCAAATATGCGCAGACTTCGGAACAAACCTGTCAACATATCAACGTCTGCGGGCTCTGTGGTGCGTGTGGGGGCTGCGGTAGTGGTGGCTGGCTTGGCTTCTAGGTCAGCAAGTTCTTTAATCATTTTCTGGCGGCTATCTTCCCGTCTAGCCATCCACTGTTCATAGGCAGCAAGCTGTTCGTCGTATGCTTTCCTCACCTTGGGAGTTATCTGAAAACTCGCTACCCTAAGGTCGGCTTTAGCTTCTGCCAATGCTCGTTCAAGTTCGGTTATAGGCTCTTTAGCCTCTTTTGCACCCTCTTTAAGGTCTGCTAATATATCTTCAGCGCGTGATATTGCATCTTTATTCTTGCTATCCTTAGCCGCAGTTAAGTCTTTCTCAGCGGATGCTACCGCATCTTCAGCGGATTTTAGCTCTGCATTAACTCTAGGGTCAGCTAAACTTTCTTCAGCCGCTGTTACTGCTGACTTAGCCTCATAAATATCATCCGCACGTTGTGCCGCTGTTCGTACTGGTGTAGGGATGACGCCCTCTGCGCCTTTCTTCGCTGGCGACAACCTCAAGTAACCAGCGGCCATATGCGAAGTTTCTGGAATTCCCGTGACTGGGCTGGCAATCATATTTCTAAGCAGACTAATCCTCGCAGCATCTTCAGCCGCCGTCGTTGCGCCTTCGCGTGCTGCTGTGGTGGTTGTGGGGGCTAGGTCTTCAACCGTTCCGACGGGACTCTCCAGTTGCGTACGAGGGGTTTCAGGGGTGGCAGCACCCTCCGCCATTCGGCGTCGCTCAAAATCTCCGAAAAGAGTACCTTCCTTGGCCGCTGTTTCTTTTTGGGAAATGAGGTTGTCAACTATTTGCTCCTTACTTATCCTAGCTTCTGGCATCATTGCCTGCTGACTTGGATGCGGTGAATTTACAACTGCGTCGCTATAATCCTGTAGAAACTCCCTAATTACCTTACGAGCATTCCCAAAGGTATTAAGATGAATGAGTAATTTTGCCTCAAAGGAGTCCAACTCCTGCCCAAACATACCAGCCTGTCGTACAAACTCATCAATGTTCGTTTTATTTCGCTTCATTCGGGCAAGCACGACAACGGCTTGTGCTAAATTATCCCCTATCCCAAGGGTCGATGCTCTCTGACCAGAGCGCACAAGCCCCTCAGACCGCGCTAGTTTGGGTAGTGCGTCGAATATGGCATGCTCAATCGGCACAATAATTGGGTCTGAGCTCTCAATGAAAACCTCTGTGAGGAATTTCCCTGCATCACCAGGGAATACCTTTGCGAAGATAGCAGCCTTTAATCGCTGTAATCCTTGATTGTTCAATTCGCCCTTGGAAGTTAGTAGTGCGGCTTGTTCATTTGGTTGTAGGTTATCCACGAAAGCCCTAGTAACATGCAGGTTCCTCGTACTTCGCAATGCCTCGTTAATATTTTGGCTGTCTGTAACCACAAGAGATGCGATGGAATCATCGGACAATCGTTTAGAGTCCTGGAGCGCCTGTTCCAGAGGGGACATCGCAAGGGTGGCCGACTCGTTTGCCTCTGCCGTAAACCGCACTCTATCCACATCAGTTACTCTCTCGCGTACCAGGACAGGGGAGCGCATCCCCTTCGTTGCATCAGCGTCCAGTCCAAACTCGGATAACTTATCGTTGAGCAGGTTTGTATACTCGTCATGCTTATTCTTAAATTTATCCCTTGCCAACCGGAGTGCCAATATACGCCCGTTCCCGCTTTCCACCATCATATCTGAACCAACAATCATCGGGCCTCGGTCTAATGTGCCTGCATCGTGCAGAAGTTCATCTGCATTTAATTGCTTGGCAATGGTTTCTATCTGGAGCCTACTGGCAACCCTATCGCCGCGCAATCGCGGTTGCAATTCGGGTGCGTACTGTGGGTTTGGGGCACCTGCGTCCGTGTTGGAAGTTATGAGGTCATCAAGTTCTACAACTTTATACTGAAATTCGTAGACCGTATTGGGGTCTGCGCCAGTAGCTGATGCGATACGTCCCACTTTACTGTCAGCCGCTCCCGCCACACTTGGTACTCCCCCTACCCTCAGCCCCACTTCACCTGCACCCGGGATACGGGCAACCTGTTGTCCCACCCGTAAACGGGCCGTTTTAGCTACTCCTGGGGCGGCACCGACTCCTGCCCTAATCCCGGATATGC